TGAAAACATTTTAGTAGATAAAACTAAAAAAGATGGAACGATTAATTTTGGTAAAAAGAAAGTTAGCGTTGAAGTTATGGCGTTAATTAAATCTTCTAATACTATGGTGGATAGCGTTTTAATGACTCATATCACTACCGAAGATAGTGTTATTAAAAACAAGATTGAAGTAAATGAAATGTTTTCGACATTGATCGGTAGTAGATACTATGAGGAACTTCAAGAACTTCAAAAAGAAAAACAAAAACAAGCCGCAATAAGCAAAGCCTCTACTTTTTCAAGAGGTTTAAGTTTTATCGGTAGCTTTTTAGGTTTCGCTGATGGTGGACGACCGCCCGTAGGCAGACCATCAATAGTTGGAGAAAGAGGGCCAGAGTTATTTGTACCAGATCAAGCGGGAACAGTTGTACCAAATAATCAACTTGGTATGTCAAAAGCAGTAACAGTTAATTTTAATATTAATACTGTTGATGCAAGAGGTTTTAATGAATTATTAGTTAATAGCAGAGGTGTAATTGTAAACATGATTAATACTGCTGTTAATGAAAAAGGCAAGGCGGCATTGATATGAGTGGTTCTTTACCTGATACAGCGTTTAACGCAATTAATTTTAGATCAAATCAAAAAACTTTATTTAGTGAAACCGACAGTGGCAAAACATTTAGGAGACAAGTACAAGGACAAAGATTTAGTTTTACCTTATCATATCCTACTATGACTAGATCAGATTTTGCCCCGATAATGGCTTTTATAGTTAAACAAAGAAGTAGAAAAGAAGATTTTACAATTACTTTACCAACTACATTTGATAGTCAGGGTAACGAAACAGGCACTTTATTAGTAAATGGTTCGCACTCTGCTGGAGATACAACGATAGCCATTGATGCTTTTGCTGGCGATGGTGCTGGAAGATTAAAAGCGGGAGACCTTTTAAAATTTGCTCACGATAAACTTTATATGGTAGTTTCAGATGTTACCTCATCTAGTAATGCCGCAACTGTAACTATTGAACCACCTTTAAGAACTGCTTTAGCAGATAACAGTTCTGTTACTTATAAATCTATACCAGCAACAGTACATTTAAATAGTGATATGCAAGAGTTTAAAACAAATGCAAACGACAAAGATGGTAATTTACTTTTTGATTTTGAGTTTGACGTTATTGAGAGTTTATAATGGCAAGAGGATTATCAAGTTCGGTAAAAACAGAACTAGCAACTGGGGTCATTGACCCAGTATTATTAGTAGAAATAGAGTTTGGTACACCAGTATATTTAACTAACGCACCTTTTGATATAACATCAAGTGTATCAGGTTCATCAAGAACTTATCTTACAAACGGACATTTAAAAAATATTACTGGTGTAAACGAAACAAACAAACCAACAAAAAACAGTTTACAGCTTACACTTTCTGGAGTCGATCAAACATATATATCAATAGCTTTATCAGAAAACATAATTAACAAAGAGGTTTATATTTACAGAGGTTTTTTAGATGCAAACAATGCTCTTATCTCTGACCCTTTTTTATTATTTTTTGGTACTATTGATGAATATAGAATTTCAGATAATACAGATAGAGCAAATCTAGTTTTAAATTTAACTTCACATTGGGGAAACTTTGAAAAAACAAGTGGTAGAGTAACAACAGACAATTCACAACAAAGATTTTTTAGTGGAGATAAAGGTATGGAGTTTGCGGCTTTATCTGTGAGAGATATAAAATGGGGTAGAGATTGATGACAAGTTTTCATTTCTATGAGGCATCAAATAAAAATATGGACGAAATATTTGAAATATTACATGAGTTTGAAAAAGAAGCACCAGCATTAGATTATCCTCATATACATAGAGCAAAAATGAAACAAACCTTAATGATGTTTTTGCAAAAAGGAAAAATAATTTTAGTAAAAGATTTAGATAAAAACAAAATCGTTGGAATAACTATTTTTATGTTTAATGAATATCTATGGTCTAAAGAGCAACTATTATCAGTTCAAGTAATTTATATATTAAAAGAATATCGATCATTAAATTTATTTAATCAGATTATGGATATAATCAAAAATCAGGCAAAAGGTAGGCATATACATTTAACAATATCGACAAAATTATTAGCAGATAAATTATTAGATAGATACGGCTTTGAAAAAATGGGCGGTTTGTGGAGGTACTCAGATGTGTGACCCTGGTGGATTTATTGATGATGCTACTGAATTTGTAGGAGATGTAATTGATTTTGTAGTTGATCTTACAGTCGATGTAATTAGTTGGTTAAATCCTATTCCTGAAATACCTGATTATGGAGACAATCAACAAGACATAATTGCAAGAGGTGTTTTAGTAAATAAAATTAGTGCAAATGCACATATTCCAATAGTTTATGGAACAAGAAAGGTCGGGGGCAATGTAGTTTTTGTAGAAACCTCAGGGACGGACAACGAGTTTCTATATATGGCCATAATAGTTTCAGAGGGCGAAATAGACGATATTACAAAAATATTTATAAATGATTCGGAGGTTACATTTGATGGAGACTTAGCGGACAACACACAAAGAAGTGTTGCTAGTTCAGATTCAAATTATTTTAAAGCTGACCCAGCTGTTGAAGGTTCAAGTGCTGAAAGTTTAATTACTGTAGAGCCGCATTATGGAACTGATTCGCAAAGTGCATCTACATTATTATCAGGTTTATCATCATGGACGTCAAATCATCGGCTTAGGGGGCTTGCGTATATAGCACTTAAATTTAAATGGAATGCAGATGCTTTTGGTTCTTTACCAAATGTAACAGCAATAGTTAAAGGAAGAAAAGTTTACAATCCAAATCTTGACAGCACAAAAACTGGTGGCTCTGGTTCACATAGACAAAACGATAGCACGACTTGGGAATATTCAGATAACGGCATTTACCAGATGTTAGATTATTTAAGAAACGAAAGATTTGGTATGGGTATTGCAGACAGTTATTTTGACAGTAACTTTGCAGACTGGCAGACGGCTGGCGATGTAGTAGATGCAGACATAACACCTTTTAGTGGTGCAAGCACTATTGATTTATTAGACAGCCACCCAGTAGTAGATACATCAAGAAAGTCTATTGATCTTGTAGCAGATTTTGTAAAAGGCACTCGATCATATCTAAATTTTACGGCTGGAAAATATAAAGTATTAGTTGAAACATCAGGTAGTGCAAGCATAACACTGACAGAGGACAATATAATAGGTGGCATAAATGTGGCAAGTAAAAATAAAAACTCTCGTTACAATCGTGTTATTGTTAATTTTACTAATCCAGACAAATCGTATCAATCAGACACAGCCCAGTTTCCTCCAGTAGATGAAACAGGACTTGCCAGTGCAGATACGCATAGCAATATGAAAACGGCAGATGGGGGCATACTGCTAGAGGGTAAGTTTGATTTTCCTATGATCGTAAATCAGCATCAAGCCCAAGAACTTGCAGAGATTATATTGCGTAGGTCAAGATCAAGCCTAGATGTTTCTTTGAAATGTGACGGAACTGCCTTAGATTTAGCTATTGGGGATATTGTTAATATTACTCATGCCACCCCGTCTTTTTCGGCTAAACCATTCCGTATTCAAGGAATGACTATAAACACAGATCATACAGTCACTTTACAACTTAGTGAGCATCAAGACTCTTACTATGCTTTTGGTACGCAAGTTGCACCCGCTACTATACCAGATACCACTCTGCCAAACCCATTTAGTGTAAGACCTCCAGCTAGTGTAACATTATCAGATACATTGATTGAATATAATGACGGCACTGTCATAGTGGCACTCGATGTAGCTATAGGTGCAACGCCTGATAAATTTATTGATTTTTACCAAGTAGAATACAAACTAAGCACCGATTCTAATTTTATTATTTACGCTCAAGGGTCAGGATTAAACCATAGAGTTTTAAATGTAATTGACCAACAAACTTATGATGTGAGGGTAAAAGCGGTAAATACTACTGGGGTCTCATCTACTTATGTTACTGCACAACGAACAGTAGTAGGTGCTATTGACCCACCATCAGATGTTGAAGATTTATCATGTAACATTACAGGAAACGATGCACATTTAAGTTGGACACAAATTTCAGATTT